ATGTTCATAGGCAATTTCTTCAACTAATCTATCAATTTCTTGAGTTTCTGTTTTTGAATCACGAACGTCACCTAAATTTCGACCATGTGCTCGTAATCTTCTACGCAAAGCTCTCTCATCTTCTGATAAATAACTGTACGGTGAAGCTTCGCCTACGCCAAGTTGTTCTAAGGCAATTCTTGCTGCCTCCTCTGCAACTTCTCTGGCATTCTCTATTGTTCTTTCAAATTTACTTCTTAGTTCTTTTGATAGTGGCTTCAACTGAATTTCACCTCATTATTATCGTACAATTATTGGCCCATCGACTAATTTTTCTTTAAGTTGATCTCTGATTTCTTCGATCCAATTATTAATATCTTCTTCTGACTTTAGTGTGCGTTTAGGTATATCTACCATTTGTAACTTTGGCTCTAGTTCTTTAGCTGCCATCTCGGTTGCTTTATTGAATTTTGCTTCTAATGCAGCTTCTCTGTCAGCCCATGATTTAAGTGGATACTGCTTCAAAGCATTCAATAATTCTTCATACGAGCCTAAAGCTGTAGGCTGAATTTTCGAGAGATTATTTTGTTTTAATATACTAGTTCTCTTTTCTTCACTTAATCTATTCCAAGATTCGTTATTACTGAACCTTTTATTTAAGCAGTCGTAAGCACTTGCATATTTTGAGTACTTAGCATTTATTGTTGTTCTCAATGTATTTTCCAAAGACTTCAGAAGTGGTACTATCATGTCAGGATCATGGAGAAGTTGACGTTCTTCTTTTATAGATCGAGCTTGATTCTTTATATCACTGACTACATCTTCATCAGAAACAAGTGATATCATTTGTTCGAATTTATTCCAATTGATTATTCTACTTTCAATATTCACTTTCAGCTTTGACCACTCTTCAATTAGAGTTTCTAATTTATTTCTATTTTCATATATCGATAGTAGCTGCTCATTACCTGACTGGAACTTAAGTTCATTAATTAACGACGTATCTGGCTTTTCTGGTCTTGGTTCTACTCCTCCAGCGTCTTCTGCAAGCTCTAGCATATAGCTAATGAAATCATCAGATTTCAGAGACTCATTGCCAGCATCTGCCTTTATGCCTGCTTTTTGATACAACTTCCTAATCTGGATTCTTTGTATAGTAGAGATTGTCACAGATTCAATTTTAAAACTCACCTTACCGATCTGTTTTCTTTCAAGATCTTTTGGATTAACCAGATTCCCGGACTCATTTAAACAACGAATCAGTCCTGCAACTATTAAGGCAAGTAATGATCCATCGATAGCATCTCCAGACCAACCATAAGGGGCATTTTCAAATTCCTTTCTGACATCTGTTCCCTTTTTGCCGCTACCTATATAATTCATAACTTTTTTACATACAGGATGTTCAGATACATCTCCATTGAAACCTACATATTTAAGTGAATCGGGTGCACCTTCTTTAGCTTTAGCAAATACTTTATTCCAATTTAGATTATCTGCAATATCAAAATCCTGATATAATCTATGAATCGAGTTATTTGCAGCAGATAATATGGCCTCCTTTAGACTTCCTTCAATAATCTCATTTCCACCTGCTTGGAAAACTTTAGCTTCAGATAAAGCTTCTCTTAACAATTCGCCAATATTTCTTTCCGCATTGTTTTTAATTGTCTCCATGGCTGCCATAGCCTCTTTACCTTCAGGTGTTATTGGAGCCGGCGAGCCCTTTTTACTTAGAGTAACTGAGGAAGCTTTTAACTCCACTAGGTAACTACTAATCTCTGCTCTCTTTGGAATAAATACACAGATTGTAGGTGATTGGTTCCCTGATTGTCTTGCATCAACCCTTACCGAATCTTCATCCGTACTCCATTCATTTCTAACCCAAACATATACATTCTTATTAGCATCTGCCGGTAGTGTTGTCCCAAAGAAGAAATTAATATCTCTAACGACCTTTGACTGTCCATGCATTACTGTTGATTTCCCTACTGTCTCAACAAATTTCTTTTTGATTCTATCTTCTCTTTCGGCATTTACCCTATGCATTTCATTACGAAGAATATTTTGATTACTCGCATACTCATCTAACCAGGCTAAATTTTCCTCAGTTTGTATTCTGTATTCATCGTTAACTTTCATCAATATTTCACAATTATCTAATAAGCTACTAAGTCTGCTTCTTAGATGTGAACTGCCACTAGTCAAATCTGTAACCATTAAATCTGCCAAAGTGTCTATATTCGCCTTTATTCCAATCTCATTATTGCTTCCAGCTAATTTATTAATCAAAAATATTAGTCCACAGGCTCTAGACATTAGCTTTTCATCTTCGCCTTGCGTATGCCATAACATAGTTTTTTCATGCACTTTTCTTGGCAAAACTCTAGCATGAAGCATTTTATCCGCTAAATCATAGTATAAATAATCTGCAGTAATCACATTACCCAATGGTTCATTCATATTAAATTGAGCAGCTTTATGAACCATACTCAGCTGATTCCTTAACTGACTATCTGTACCTGTTTGATCTAAGACTCTCAATGTATTTTCCCAAAATCTTCTTCTCACTGGTAATATGGGGTAATCTTGAACAAAGTATTCTGAATCCCTATGACTATGCCCAATGCTGGTTGCGCTTAAGTGTCTAGAAATTTCACCAATGTTTCTCTCCATTATTTTTTTTATTTCTTGAACTTTGTCTGGTTTCTTAGCCAATATTACTTTTCTAACAACTGCATCAACATCAGTATCAGATAATTCTATTCTTACTGTAAAGCGACCTTCCAATTTCTTAAGTAATGCTGTTCCTGTTACAGCTGTTTGCCCAGTTCCAATAAAAAGTAATTTACTTCCTATTTGTTTACTGCAGGCCTCAACAACTTCTTGCACATCCATCGCTCTTTGTGTGCTATCCCCAATATATTGCTCAACTTCATCAAGCACAACTAAGGTCAAAGGCATATGTCCATCATTTGATAGTGCATCTTTCATTGACTTAATCATTTGATCACTAGTGACGTCTAACTTATTTGGGAACCTATTATTTAAAGTATCAACACAGCTTTCAGGTGTTGGGAATAGATTAGGTTTAACTTCTGATAAACTTTCATGAAGCCCTTCTGCCACATAAAGATTGTCTAGTTCTTCATTCCAATCATATCCTTTGGATTCAACCTTTTCCTTAACTTGGTCGAAAATATTCTCAGCCTTCAACCACATAACAAATGAGGCGTTTGCATAATTTTCTGGTAATCCAACCGATTTATAAATAATTCGAAGCATTGCCAATCTAACACTTCCACTTGCTCCAGCACCCAATGTCCCAGTTGCTGCATGTAACCCACCATGCCTTTTGGATTGAGTACTTAGTTCATGAAGGTGTATTTTTATGCTATCTGGTAAATCTGCTAATGATCTGGCTCTTGCGCCATCTTGAAATTCAACATCTTGCCAAAATGCAGCTAGCATTTTTACGAAATGCGATTTACCTGAACCAAAAAAGCCGCTGACCCAAACCGCTGGCTGTTGTTCATGTCCTAATTTTCTCAAATAAACATCAAGGATATGTTCCATCCCCTTCTCATATTGACCATCACAAACAAAAGTTTCTACCTCATAACGAAGTACATTGAGGTTTCTATCGTTAACACTTGCAACACCTTCATTAACAAGTTTGCGTTCTAATGGATTTATCATATAAACATCTTTGTTAAACATCTATATCCCCCCTAAATCTTCTTATTACACATAATTGGTAGTGCATGATAATTCCAACCATCATATCCATCAAGTAACCGATAATTATTGTTCTCATAACTTCCAGGGAAGAACACCAGAAGTCTTCCTTTTACCATTGGTGATAACCTATCAACTAAATCTCTCACCTTGATTAATCCAAATATCGAACCAACCCCAGAAATAGTAACTACATCTTCATCAGTAATATCTTCATTATCGATAAATTCTCTGAATTTCTCTTCGATGTATTCACCATATTTATGAATTATATTAGACAATAATTTTGGATTTTTATAATAACTCTTTGCATATCGTTGACTATGCATCCACTCAGAAAATGTGTCTGTTAGATTAAATTCGTACCAGAAATGATTCAAATTTCTCGTGATAATTTCAAACTCAGGAATCTTGGCTTTTAATCTTCTCTCATCAGATTCGTTATAAACAGCGAATATTACTCTTTGAGCAGCTGCTAAGTCTCTCCAAGGTATGATTATGGAGTTTTCATAATTCTTCAATAATACATCAATTTTGCTCATAAATTATCTCTGCCTCCTCTTTTGTTATAAGATTTGGAAGTGAAATCTCCATCACATTACCTATCCGCTTATAATTTATCCATCCCCGTGCTGAAGCATTTTCTGCAAGTTCAATTGCCATTTCTTTTGAACAATCATTTATCTCCATATACTTCGTTTCAAAAAGTGCTGGACCTCTCTCTCCTGCTAAATAACCAAGATAAATAGCATAAGCCACAGTGGCAGGGGTAGCTTTAGCTTGAGACCTAACTTTTTCTTGTCTCCCTTTTAAGTGTCCACTTTTTGTCCAACTAGACAAAATATTTCGAGCCATTGATTGTAGCGTTGATTCGCTAAAACGATTTGGCTCCATATCATCAATCAATTCTTCTATTGCTTTTTTTTGAACTTCAGTATTAAATTCTAATGATCTAATTTCTTTAAAAGAGTGATTTAGTACTCTGTCTCTACAAACAGCACAGAGCATTGCTAGAAGTGGTCTTGCTTCTTCATCTCGGTTCCAGAAAAATAATAAGGTCCGAAAAATTGATAATGTAGGATCAAGTGAATATAATTCCGTTAAAAAACTTGCGGTTATTTTTCGAGAAGAAGACGACCTCTTCAGTAGGCAATTCTGATCTATAATTGCTTCAACATATTCATCATAATGAATCGCATCTGGTACAGCTTCAATCAGTTTGGATAACTCTTCCAACATTATTGTTCGACCCGTATGTACACTTCTTTTATTAAACTTAAAACCAAACTTCTCTAGTATTGAGTTTTCCATGTAATCACCTTCCATCTATTTATAATCCTTTAACGTCTTTATAAGTATTTCATTTACACCATTCTTTTCACTGTAATCTATGATAAGAGCGCGCGCCATTCTATTAGGCACAACTTTATTATTTTCCCAACGGTTTACAGTTGAAAAGCTAACATGAACCGCATCCGCAAATTCAGCTTGGGTTATCTTTAGCTCATTTCTTATAGCTTTTATTGTTTCAGAAATTGCCATTTTCATCACACTCCTATAAACTCTATTATAGCATTGTCTATATAGCATTGTCTATAAATTGTCAGATAAATATTCCTAATACTTCTAATTAAAATCGGGAATCATAATTTCTACTATTTTCAATGTGAACAGAGCTTTATCTTGGATGACTCTTAAACAAAGCTTCTTTTACTAAACGGTAAACCTTAAAACAAAACTATATTTACATGGGTAACCACAGTCCAGCTCTTTTTCCTCATTCCTTATAACACACCCCAAATTTATCACTTTACCAACCATCACAAAAGAAGAAATCCTTGAAGACATCGCAAATACACTATTTTTAAGGGTTGATACATCTATTTGCTTAATAGCAGACATATGGTTTCAAAGTTTCCTATTATGGGAAAATATATCCTCCATGATTATCGCCAAAAGGTGCACCCAAGCAAAATTTGGGTGGATTTAAAATCTTTGGGTGCATTTTGGGTGCATCCCATTCAGTTTCATCGAGACTGTCTTGTCTAATTATCATCAATTTACCTCTCAAAAAACACGAAAACCCGTTGAAATCAACGAGTTTCGATTGTATCAAAGTTTGTGTTCTTAGTTGGTGAAGGCGGTGGGAGTCAAAATTAGCCTTGAAAAACATAAATATAAAATTTAAATCATTATTAAACGTTTATATATCAACACTTTTACAATATATATAAACCTATTTTTATGTTTCTATTGAAAACTAAGTGGTTAAATAGTGGTTAATTTTTGAGGATGCCATATTAAAGTAAAACCATGATCTCAATATTGCGAATAACAATTTATTGATATTGTGGTTAAAATAAACTATACTTTTACTAAGTGACAGTCATGCTGAAAGGAGACGTCATGAGAAGGTTTGAGAAGTTTGTTCTGTTTATCATGTTCATCGACTTGTTATTAAAAATCATTAACTAGCAACATTTAGTGTAGAATGTGCTTAAGGCATGCATATGACAAGGCCTAACCAGCCGAAACTGTCGCTTTTTAAAAAAAGAAGCATGAATATGTCAAATAGCTGCCTTAGGTAATTCTATTGACAAATCCGCCTTTTGGTGTTAAGTTAGTGATAACAGAACAACAAACAATCCATGACGCTCAATGTCAATCTTGTAAGCTGGTTACTTACAGGAAATCCCTTATCAAATTTAATGTTTTACGGTATTGTCAAGGGAGGCAAAATGGAAGACACGGGATCCGCTATTAAGCGGGTTTCGTGTTTTTTTGTAAAAAAAAACCAGGCATCACGCCTGGTCTCCTAAACTCAAATCCTTATTAAGCAAATTGTTTGCTCTATTTAATTCATAAACTATAGCTTCAATCAATGCGTCTAATTCCTGATCTGTTATAGTAACTCCCTGACTTTTTAAAAAGTCCATTACATATTCTTTTTTCTTCTGTCCGGATTTAGTATCCGGGTAGATCATTTCGGCAGCTGCCACTGCTGCTTTCACCCAGAGAATCATCTGATTCATCTTTTCAGTACCTGTCTTGTTCTTTAGATAAGGTACTATAAAGTAGGTGAGCAGTAACCCTAAAACCGATATTATTATGGATAGTATTTGATAACCTAATTGCTCTTGCATTGTGTTCTCCTTTCAATTTTGAATATTGACTTGCCAATAAGCGCAAGTTATAATTTTTATTGAGGTGATTAGATGGAAATTGTATCTGTTAATAATGCTATATCTCAATTTCTTGAGGCTTTTTTTGGAGTGTGTCGTCTAGCTTTTAATTTACTTTGGAACGGAGTAGGATCTCCTTTTGTGTTTAGTTTTTTTGCTCTAACAGTCTGGAGAGTATTCCTCGTTATATCTATCGCGATTATAATTATCAGGCAATTACTGCGCTAACCTATCCAAAATAATCATATTCAACCAAGTAGCTTCACTCACAGTCAGTGTTTTGCTTTTAACTTTTTCTTTCCACTCCGAACTAGTCAGTATTCCTTTTTTCTCTAGGCTTTCAACGGTCTTATATAACATATCCCATTGCCAATCGTGTTCTAGTTTCATTGCTTCAACCTCCTCTTCTTTTTTCAATGCATCTATAATCTCATCAAACTGGAATAATTCGCCAGGACAAAACGGTTTTCTTTTTGGATCCACCTGATAATGTCCAACTATATGTTCCCGGTCCAGGATGATGTCAGTTCCATAGATCCTTTTGATTTCTGCTATGATGTGTTTGTGCAACCAAACTGTAGCTTCAAGTTGCCTGTCTGTTAGTTTACCCTTTGTCTTGGCATGTATACCTTCATGTTCTATTCCAACGCTATAAAAATTAGCATTGGTCTTTCGATCTCTAACTGATTTCAACAATGAATTTCCATAAAAATTCGCTTTAGTCGGATCCGTATCTGTGCCATTGATCCAGGCAGCTTCACTGATGTCTACCAGCTGGGTAATTTTACCGTCCTGCGCAACAACAAAATGAGACGATGCTCTAGATTTTGAACTTGATAGCCAACTGACAGCTCCTGCATAGTTTCCTTCTGTGATATGACTGACAACCAGATCAGGGATCCATCCCTGCCTGCTCATTTTGTTTGGTGTGCTGCCTTTGTCTATTTTAAACTCTGCCATCAAAACCACCTACCTTTTCAGCCTCTTCTTTCGATTCAACTTCTTTCATTAGATCCTTATTTTTTTTCTTTGCGAATAACAGCAGCCAGTGAAGATCCGCACCAGCTGCACATAGATTCTCTATATTTGATTGGAACTCTCTCATGAACATGACGGAGTAAACAAAAGAAGCTATCAATATACTTGCTTCTTTCAGGTAAATAACCCTATAACTTAGTCCTGTCAAAATCATCACTGTCAGGTATGATACTATCTTAACTTCTGTCCCTTTCCATAACTGTTTTGAAAACAACTTGCCTGTTTCTACAGCTTTTTTGTAACCGCCGTTTACCTTGATAATTGAATAAATCTTAGTAAAAATGTCTGCCATAGCAGCTGCCAATACAGCCATCAAAGCTAAAAAATATGCTCTGTCCGGAAAGCAAATATAATATAGTGCTCCCAATAAGCCCCCAAATATTGGTTTAAGGCCAGAAAAAGCTTTCAAAATATACTCCCATGCCCTTATTAACATATCTTCCATGATCCACCTCCCGTTAAGCATTTTCGCTTTCAATGTTTGCTATTTTTGTCACTTTCCTTATGTGAAAATGTTTATTAAACTTACACATCCCGTCACCTGCCTTTTTATTGATTTCTGTAAAATTAATTACAGGTGCTAAACCCTTAACCCATTGATTTTAAACGCTTAGAACCGATTCTCGTGCGTGGTTTTTTTGGGGTTTTTTCTATAAAACCGTGCCCTTTTGCATCGATTGCGCATTAGACAAACTGCTGATGTAGTCCCTGATTTTAGGCTTGCCCATGCGACCACCCGAGTCAACTGTGAACTCTGTTATGAAACCATTCTTACCCATCTGATGCCTAACAGTAGTTATGATTCCTAACAAATTTGATCCGTTGTCACTGACAATAGTGGCTTCATCTCCTGGCAACAGATGTGGCCTGATAGGTCCAATAAATGTTTCAATCTTGCCGGCACTTCGTAATCTATCCGCCAGATCATCTGCAATGTTTTGAGCATCAGTGTTATCTGTGTTTTTCGACAGCTGCACATATAAGGTCTTATTAGGCTGGATCTCCCAATCCGCATTGTTATCGACTACGCTATAGATGTACTCTGTGCCGGTGATCACTTCTTCCGTGATTTCGTCTATCGTTTCTGTCTCATAATAACAGCACACCCTAGCATAGGCCTCATCATCGTCCCTAATAATATCCCGACTAAATACATCAGTGTCTCTATTAAACGTGTACCGGCTATTGACTTGGATATCCTCAAATGTCGCCGTGGATCCAGCAATGATCTCTCCGTCTAAAGTCTCTATCACTTTCCAGTTCAATGATGCTTGGATCAGATTGTTTAACGCGTCGAGCATTGACATATTAGGTGGATATACTACCCCATACTCCCAAGGCTCGGGAACATCCGGAGGCGGCTGAACATTATGACTAGATATCCCGGCATTCTCTAATAGTTCGACCACATTATGCCGGTAGACCTTCTTAGTCAAAACATTGTTTTCGTCCAGCGTCTGATCCCTCAACATCTTCCCGGTAATGTTTCTGCCCTCTATATTGATCACATCTTGAAGCGCTCCCATGTTCACCCTGTCGATGTATTGAACGCCCATCGGATACTCCGCGCTATCTCCTAATGTCAAAAACATCTCAATCTTCATCCCAGGCACAACGATGGAATTATCCTCGCCCGACAGCTCTTGCTTAGGATTTTTAAGCTTGATCTGCACAGAAGCAACCGGAGTATCGTCGTTTAACTGAATTGTGCAGTCGTCCAAGTATTTGCTAACATCAGATATCGAACCCCAGATCGCCAATCGGTGGCGTTCAGGTGTCAATACATCATCCCCATCCATGATTGGATCCTGATGCCAAACTCCGAACATACCGACTCGTGGAATGTTTTTCAGTCTCACTAGGCTTATATTTGTGCCTTTTGTGGCAATGACAAAATCACCAGTCGTGAGATTCTCCCAGTCAACATCGCCTATGGGATTAACGATCTCAAACGCTTTCAGCCTTGTCTTGTCAACCTTGAACGCCCACACATTACCATCTGGCAGATGTACCATGTTGGGATTTTCGCCTATATCGATTGTATTTTGATATTCGAACAGCAACTCCATCGCATCACCCCCTGCATCTTAGCAACAGCAGGATGACCATCGCCAAGACGTATACTATTATTATAATCATTAGCCAGTTCATTTTACGATGGCTCGCCAAACTGTATAACCATTGAAACATCTACAACATACTGGTCGGTCTTATGGATTCCGTCAACCGTATAATCTGCTGTAATGACCGCACCGTTTGCTGGCGGGCTGTTGAATACTATACTTGCTTGTGTAACGTCTTTGTCATCCCAAACTTTCAGATATGGAGCTGTGATATACGAACCCATCGCTAATACAGAACCGTCTGCACTTAGAGATACTGTGTAACACCGTGAAGGAATATTAGGCAGTTGACTTCTTTCGGTCCAAGAGGAACCATTCCAATTCCAAATTTTCAGATAAGGAGACGTAGTATTAGAACCTAAAGCCACTACAGAACCATTAGAACTTAAAACTACTGAATAACCATTAGAAGGAATATTAGACGGTTGACTTCTTTCGGTCCAAGAGGAACCATTCCAATCCCAAATTTTCAGATAAGGAGACGTGGAGCCAGAACCTAAAGCCAATACAGAACCATCAGCACTTAGAGATACTGCATTACCAGTAGAAGGAATATTAGACGGTTGACTTCTCTCAGTCCAAGAGAAACCATCCCAATCCCAAATTTTCAGATATGGACTTACAACATTAGAACCTAAAGCTAATACAGAACCATCAGTACTTAGAGATACTGAATAACCATTAGAAGGAATATTAGACGGTTGACTTCTTTCGGTCCAAGAGGAACCATTCCAATCCCAAATTTTGACGTATGGGACTAAATTCATTGAACTCATCGCTAATACAGAACCGTCTGCACTTAGAGATACTGCATTACCATTAGCGGGAATATTAGGCGGTTGACTTCTTTCAGTCCAAGAGGAACCATTCCAATCCCAAACTTTGACGAAAGGAGACGTGGTGCTAGAGCCTAAAGCCAATACAGAACCGTCTGCACTTAGAGATACTGAATAACCATTAGAAGGAATATTAGACGGTTGACTTCTTTCGGTCCAAGAGAAACCATCCCAATCCCAAATTTTTAGGTGTGGACTTACACCAGCAGAGCCTAAAGCCAATACAGAGCCATCTGCACTTAGAGATATTGAAACACCATTGGCTGGAGCATTAATTGGATGCATAAGGTCTATAAAAAAATCGTCCTGAATATCAATAGAAAACGCTGTCGTTTCGACTCCATCTAATTTTACTGTCAAAGTTCCGCTTTTCAGATTTCTCGATGGTAAAGCAAATGATACGTTTGAACCGTTACCTACCCCGATTGGCACGCCAACATAAGACTGCCCAGCAAATATACCAGTTGACGGAAGTCCTAATCTAAACAAATTCGTAAATTCTAAGGCTCTTGCATGACCATTAGCTGTCGTTACACCAAATCTTGGCACATCAGTCTTCCTTTGTTTGTTTCCAACATCAGCTGTCCAAGTAACATTGACGGTCGAACCAAGCCTGCTATACCCGCCTACTTTTTGTAGTAAGCCAAAACTACCAGTCGGTGCGGAGCCTCCACCTATCAAATAGTTGACTAACGTGTTAGCATTAGGCATATTTATATATTTTAAATCCTCATTACCAATACCAAACTGAACAAATACGGTTGCGTAAATCGTCACCACATCCGTATTGGTCTTTGTGATTGAAATGACGTTGCCTTCACTGTCTTTCAGCATGGCGTGAGTCACCAAATTACTTGCAGTCGCACCGAACGCAATACCTAACTCGGTTATTGTTGTTCCGACTTCTTCTTCGGGATTCAATACAATCTTACGTTTCCAACTCGACACTGGCAACGCCTTAATTAACTCCTCATCGACTGCTGTCTTAGTGCCTTTGTGTGTGAATAAAGATGTTCTTGAAGCCAGCAATGTTCCTGTGCCAGTACCGTAATGAATATTGACAAAATATGTCAAACCACCACACAACCTTGTCCACATTTGGTTTAAGACTATGTTATAACCAGTCGCTTTTTTCTTAACTTCTCCTGTCCTCACATCTGTCACAACCACATCGAATCGATTGTGAATGTTTACTTTCGTTTTAAATTCCATAGTATCACTCCTTTATAACGGATTGTCTCCGACCTTTGTGACCACGATTGTTATACCAGTTATTCCAACCTCGATATTTTCGTCTCCGTTGTATGCCGACAGATAATAGACTTGTTTTGCGTCAACTGTTAGATTCAACCCAACTGTCAGATTTTCTTCGGCGTGCCCATTCGGTGGAAGACCAACCGATTCAATCGAAACCACGCTGTAATCAATCAGACAACTTTCTGTGATTCTGCCACCTAATATATAGCTGTCGGGTTGGTTCATTGCTATGGTCATAGTCTGTGCTTTTGGCATATCAACACTTGTTGTGATTGTTAAAACATTTCCTGTGGCACTCACACTTGCGATGGCATATGGTGCTCCAACCGAGTTGACGATTGTCATATACTCAAGCATGCCTGCACTATCAATCTCTATGTCCGTATCGAACGTTATCTTGACAACATTGTCAGCCTCAAGCGAAAGTCTCTCTACCAATGTTACGGACATGGAAGCATCAAACGGACAGACGTACAATCTCGGTATAGTCACCCCTGCTGTTATATTCTCAATATCATACGCTTCATGATACGCAATCGGTGTCACATCAATTGCAATATCCGTTATCCCAACGTTCAGATTAATTGGTTCAAAACTCATTCCCGCCCAGTTCCTTGTTGTGATCAGCAACTCAACCGAATCATCCGCGTTCTGCACCACAAACCCAACCCTAAAATCATTAGTCCTAAATGTCGAGACATCAACAACCGTTCCTGTAAATTCTATTATCTGCCTTTCAACTTCCCAAGCTCTAAAACCACCACTCTGCATCGCATAGGTTCTGTAATAGACAGCCCCGCTCTTGATATACGAAACAATCAAACCTTGGTCTGTTGTTGAGTCCCCATTGACAGGAACCCAACCTCTGACTGCCGATATCTTTGACACGCCAGTTGCCAACGTTATAGGCGTACCGTTCCACAACCGAACCGATAGCGTTCCAGCATTGACTTCGAAAATATATGGAAACTCACCCGTAATCAAATTGTGTCTGCCACTTGTACCCTCTCTAACCCAATACCCGTCAAATTCGATTGCGACTTCATCAGCTGATCCAATCTGGAACCCATAATCCCAGGGCAATGTTTCATCATATGGCAAGTTTTTAGACTTCACATGTGCGACGCCATCTTTGATGTAAACGACATAGACCTTATTGGGTTTTCCCAATGCGTCCATCCGTCTGACCGCCACATCTAAGCTCTCTAGATCTTCATCGTTGTGAATCGTGTAGACCTTAAACAGTTCCTTGCTGAAACCTTTGCTTATCAGTACCTTTAGCTTTGGATTTGCGTTCTCGTAGATGGTTTGGTGGGCCTTCTGGATTCTGTTTAAAAGATCAGTGCTAATGGGCCTCATAGCGATCCCTCTTCTGTTACGACTATTGTCATGATGGCAGTATAGATCCTCCTGGTTTCTTTTCCTTTCAGAAGATAAGACCATTTAGGTGATTCTTTGATTAAACCAATATAATGCTTACCATACCACTTCAACTGCACTGGTTTACTTATGTTATATGCTTCATCGATTAAGGCCTTAGCTGCCTCTGACATGTTGCACGTTATATTGATGATTTTCAGTGGATCTCCTATCATCTGCACATGATAAGATCCATCCAAAAGGACATTTTCTATTCTTGTTGATTCATAGTAGATAAGGACTTCTGAAATATATCTTGTTATCAGATTATTGCTTATATCTAAAATCTCGTTCATGCCATCCTTACCTCCCTTCTCAGTTCATCCATGACGATATTAACCACTGATCTCAATTGATTGTAATCATTGATGCCTTCCAATCTGATGATTCCTGTGTGTTCTACCACATTTTTTACAGATTTGTTGTTTAGGCCATTAGCAGATGCGCCACCAATCCCATTAACACTCACATCAGCTACCAAACCCTTATTCAACCCATTCATAGCAGCATTTACTTGTTTTGCACTGTCCGCTATGCCGGATGCCATTCCAGCTCCAATTTCAAGCCCGATCTGATTCTTAAACAATTTGGATGGCGATGAAATGCCTAAAAATTTCTTGGCACCGCTCAAAGCATTCTTGGCAGAATCAACCACACTTCCAGCCAACTCTTTTGCACTGCCTGTTATTCCACTTTTTATTCCATCTATGATATTCTTCCCTAGCTCTCCCCATTTAATATTTGCAAAAGCCTCGAAAATAGATTTAAACAACTTTGGAACAAATCCTATTATGGTTCCTATTCCATTGATCAGTCCTGAAAAAATAGATCCGATGATCTTTGCTGTCGATTTAAGGATTATCGGTAGATTCTGAACCAGGGCAATCCCTAATGCCACTATGATCTGCAGAGCTGCGTCGATAATTAAAGGCAGATTCTGAGCTAAAACATCAACAATGGTCGTTACTATTTGAGGTATCATCGGTATCAGTTCAGGCAAAGCGTTGATCAATCCGTTAGTCAATGCCAGAATAATCATCACTGCAGCTGATACTATCTTAGGCAAAGCATTAATTAATCCGTTAGTAATCATCAAAATCGCCTTAATGCCGGCATCTATAAGCATAGGCCCATTATCTATCAAGACATCTAACAGAATGTCCAGAAGCATAAGCGTTGCATCAATCAGAGGTGGCAATACCTCAGGCACAGCAGAAGCCAAAGCACCAGCTATACCGCCAATAATAGTGCTTGCCATAGAAGATAATCCTGGCAAAGCAGCTGTCAATTTTCCCAATAATGCATTAACACCTTCGCTAACAGCCTTTCCGGCACTATCCCAATCACCTGTCTTAATTGCCTCGGTGATTTTAGGCACTACACCAATAACTGAATTTACCACTTCCGTCACACCTGGCAGGACCGACACACCAAGAGTGGCAACAAGTCCTTTTGATGATGCTCCCAGCGTTTCCAACATGTCATCGAATTTACCTGCAGCTTTAAGCGCCTCATCTGACAAAACAGCGCCTACCTTATGCGCTTCTTCGCTTAGTCTTGCCAGTTCAGCAGTACCAGCTTTGATGAGAGGGTTCAACTCTTGAGCGGATTTACCAAACATTCTCATGGCCATTGCGTCTCTTTCTGTCTCATTTTCAATCTGGCCAAGGGCATCGATCGTATCCATGAAAACATCTTGAGAACTTCTCAACTCTCCAGTTACATTGTCTCTGAACGCAACACCTAATTTATCAAATGCTTCTTCACTGCTTTTACTGCCTTTTGACGCATCATCAATACTTTTAACCAGTTTAGCCATGCTTCCCGTCATTGTATTCACATCTACATCAATGAACCGCATCGCATATTGCCATTCCTGGAGCTGTTGAGTGGATACGCCTGTCTGATCAGAGAGTGTGATCAGTGCATCTGCTGTCTGGCCAACATCTTTAGCCAGCTTAAATGCGCCGACTGCAGCCGCAACTGAGGCAGCTCCCACTGCTTTTATGCCTGCAATTGCAGCTTTGGCCGTTACTTTTCCGACATTGGCAAGCCCTTTTCCTAATCCACTGACCGCTCCGCTGAATCTATTGGTCTTCTCAATGGACTGATCAGCTTCCTTCCCGAAATCAGTCATTGCATTCTTGTTGTCTTTAAGCTCTCTTTCCATGATGTTAAGATCTGTATTTGCTTTATTGACAGCCTGTTGCCAGCCTTGCGTCACCTTATCGTTTTCACCATACTTCTCAGCTGAAGCCTTGAGTCCTTTTTCCAGTTCGGATAGTTTATTCTTCTGTTCTCCTATCTGCTTATTCAAGACTTCATTTTTAGCTGCATAGGCTTCTGTGCTTTTATCATTCTTATCGAATTGAGATGCGACAGATTCCATCTCGGTTTTCAATGTCCGCATATTGGTATTGATGTTGTTGATATTCTTCCTGAATTCACCTTCGCCTTCTATACCAATCTTAGGTCCAATATCATAAGCCATGTTTATCCACCACCTTTAGAGCCAGTCAGGGACGTTTTTGGCTCTTCTGTATTCTTTCCCATTGATGATCCTAACATCAGGATCGCTTTCCGGACTAAAGCTAATAAATGCAAGCAAGTTGCAAAAGTCCGTCTCATCGATATCAAACAATGTCCATCCAAGCTTTTTATTGATTGTAGTTTTAAGCCTGATCAATGTATCTTTATAGCCAGAGGGAGAATCATCCTGCAATTCTCCCTCTGTTAGTTTTTTTTCATTTCACTGCCTATATTGTTGCATATGTCGTTGAAAACCTTCATCAACTCATTCTGTTCCACATTCTCGTTCAACTCATCGTAACTAAACTGATGTTTGAAAACTTGCAAGATAAGGCTTTTCAAATCTTTATAGAAATCCTTCACTTCCCTAACGGAAATATTCCCCTTGTCGAGTGCTTCACCTCTTTCAGCCAGGTCCAAGATGTTGTCCATCATTCCCGTCTTGAGGGTGCATGTCGTAAATGTCTTTGTCCTTTTGCCTTCATCGTCTGTAAATTCTATGAATACTGGTTTCATCCAGTCACCTCCTAAAATAAAAGGCAGGTTTCCCTGCCTTATGCCACAGTCTTGAACTTAATCACTGTATTGACTATCTTTTGATTGTAGATATCCTTGATCTCAGTAACAAACAACAGATATTCTGTATCTGGATCAAGATCTCCCACTGGTGATACAGTCACCACTTTACCAGTCGAATTCTTAGACACCTCAACAGCTACAGGTGCATAAACATCATCAAGCAATGCTATCGTGTAGCTTTGGATTGTGTTGCTGAATGTCAAAGTGATGTCACTTGTTATTACAACACCAGTCGCATCGTCAGCTGGATTGCTGCTGACTAATGTCAGTGCATCAGGCGCTGAAGCTGTATCAGGTGTCTGCACCACATCAAACCATCCGGCAGGATCAAACGCCACATCAGCTGTATCTCCAAATATCCGCTTAATCGGTTTCATTTCTCCGTCTATTTCCCACTTGTGGGTTGTCGAAACAGCTGTAAAAGTCATCTGATAAGTTTTGATATCTATTGTACTGGTTTTGGTCGCTGCCTCTTCCGTACCGCCACTGAATGTGCCTTTGAGATACTGATAGTATCGATAACCAGCCTTGCCTTTATTAAATCTGAAGGCCAAAGCGACATCCGGTGGATTAGGATCCCCACTGTCATAAACTCTACCGCTCGATGCATCGTATTTCTTACCCAAATACTTAGCTGCCACATCAGCCGGCACACCTGACACGATTATTGTCAAGGTTGTCTTTCCTTCTGTCACATAGTTGTTGGCCGCCACATTGTCATAATAAGTGGTGCTGTTCTCTATCTCAGGTTCACCTGATATTTCAGCAGCCGGTGCAAAATACTCCGGTGTATCCGCTATATAACTGTCTTCCGAGTCTTCCAGAACAATAGCTGCATATAGCTTGTCAACACCTACAAATTCACCATACTTTTGATCCATGTTGTTCCTCCTTTATTTTTCTTTTTTTAACGCAAATATCTTATAGGTTTCCTCATCAATGACCCTGCGTATTTCTGCGACGCATTGCTCTTTCATCCGATTAACCGCAGGTCTGATAAATGGCTTTTTCTTCTGTTTGCTCGTTCCGCTTTCCATCGCTCTTGCTTTAAGTGCATTCGGCACGCCTTTTCTGTCATACCCATCGAAACCAATCTTGGTGTTTGTATTGCCTTTGTAATCGACGTCAGGTGGTGCTATTCCCATAGACTTAACCAAGTCACCTGTCGAATATTCTGAACCTATGAGGTTTTTAGTTAGTTCCCATTTAATTGCATCCGCTACCGGATTTGCGCCTGCTCTAACCGCTTTTTTTGATATTTCTACAGACTCCTTGCCAATCTGAGACAGTTTCATGGCATACTCGTCAAATCCTTTTAATGTCATCTTAGCCACTTTTAATCAACTCCCACACCCACTCATAGTGGATATAGCCTGTGTCGTCTTCATACTCGATAGTGTTCAACCGCCAGGCCATATCCAATGAGTTCAGTTTTTCTTGTATCAAATCTAAATTGCTGTCAAATTCCGTCTTGGTAAAATAATCTACCGTTCCCTGGATGACTTGATTTGTTTTTTTATTGTCTGCATGTCCAGCGCCAGCCTCGCCATCTTCTGCCCAAACAATATACTGATCGGCTTTTTCTTTGTGAGGAAAGAAATGATGGACCGGCATATTCAAAGACAACAATGCATCTCTTAAATCAGTCAGTTTCATCTTCTTCTACCTCCGGTTCGTCAACTTCAAACTTCACTTCGAGCCTTTCAAGAGACAAGTCCATTGAAATCGGACTGACATCATCCTGGTCCTGCGTTTGAATGATTCTATATTGTTCACCGTCAATCAGCGCTACATCCTGACTGGATATCCTTAGCCTAGGAACCCTTACCATCTTATCAATCCTAGCCGTTGCTTGTTTGGCTATCCAGAATCTTGACATTCCGACTCTCCTGTTTTCATAGCGCAGCTTACCTATCTTCAAAGTCAGCTTATCAACAGGCATGTTGCCTTCCTGGGATATGTTGCCCACCAGATAGATGTCTAGCACACCGTCATTATAGGTCTGAGTTTTCTTCTTCATAGGCAGCAACCTCCTGGACAATCTGCAAGGTGTTCAGTTCATGCAGGTAGTTTTTTTGAAACACATCCAGGGCATGTGATCTGGCATATCGACAGTAGTCAAAGAGCAGCTCTCTTGCCTTACCTTCAACTGTGTAATCCATCGATTCTCCCGCTATGCCATCTAAGTACTGTATGCCTCTTTCGGCAATGCCGGAGAGCTTAGCGTCTCCGGCTTCATCTTCCCATGTGATATCAAGATAATTTTTTATGTCATTTAATAAATTTTCCGGCAGTGCCATGTCAGCACCTCCTGGCCTTATTCAGTCTTGGTTACAATAACAGTATAGGTTTCAGTTTCAGTCCCACTGGTCACTGTAATTTCAACTGTGTTTGCACCTAACACCCATGTTGCTGCAGCTCCATTGTTATGTGCTGCGTTATTTACCGATATTGCTATGGTGGCTTCTCCGTCCATCGCTATAGCATTTATAGTATTTGTCGCATTGGCTGTGCTGACAGTATAGTAGAAGATGGATTTATTGAACTCAGGTGATAGTGTCAAAGCGCCAACGGTCAAGCTTGCAAGCCTGGCATCATAAAAATTAAAGTCTCCAGCATTAGCAACATTGATGTTAGGGATTGCCGGTGCAAGCCCTGAAATATCGAGATACAGGAAAGCGCCATTGTCTTTAGGTCTTCCTGTTCCATACAGCTTGACCAGGTAGATTCTCTCATCTTCCAGGAATCTGTACTCATCGGAATACTCGATCTTTCCGGACTTAGACGTGCCTATCCCCATGAAGTAACGCTTGGACAATCCCATGACTGCATCGCCCTGAGTTAATCTGGCAGACTGAATCACCTTTGTCGGGAATGGGAATATGTCTTTTACGTACTCGCCATTTGGCGTTTTATGAATCGTTGCCGGCAATACTTTTGTCACGTAGTCTATCGGATTGACAATCAAAACCACTTCGCTGACAGTTCTGATATTCCCGTTATGTCCTACCATCAGCTGAGATACCAAAGTACCGTAGGTTTCAGGCAATAGGTCTGTGATAGCTATTTGGGCTTTTGCTGGGTAACCATCAACCGGATGTATCGGACCATTAAGGTCTCTAATCATGCCTATTGGCTCCATGATGCCATTGCCATCGATCATTCCTTTTTCAAGGCCATTGTTTAGCGCTTCTGCCAAAACTGTTCTGACATATCTGTCCAACCATGCAGGTCCCAAGTCCAGCATTGCTTTGCAAACCGGCAGGAATGCCGACAATTTCTTATGCGCCAGGTCAATCTTATGGAATCCACTGACCGCTTCTGTGACTATCTCTGTACAAAGGGCATCCCAGGTTGCTAGATTAATGCCGTCTCCAAGATTGATGAGATACTCAATCAATCCAGATGTGTTCACGAAATCAATGTTTTCCAACAAAGGATGATCTTCTATCAAATCCTCAAATACAGCATCGATAACTGTCTTAGGTAGCACAACGTCAACGTCTGTCAAAGCCTGTTTCGGATTGGATGATTTCATAGCTTCGATTACTTTTTGATAATATTGGTTTTCTTGAGATGTTAAAGCTCTTACACCTCTTCCTGACAAAACAGTATTGTCAGCTGCTTGAATCAATCCTTTTGCCTCATTCATTACAGCTTCCTGTATATTCTCAGTAAACGCTGTGAACGCCTGAGCAAAAGCTTCTTCGTCACCATCTTTAATTGCTTGGTTCAATTTTGTCATGATTTCCGCTTTTTTCTGTTGCAATACATCAAGATTTTTCATATTTCTCTCCTTTTTTTTAACGGAACAATGCCGTTATTAATTTTTTAGTTTTGTTTTCCGGCTCTTTCGGATTTTCTTCTTTTTGCTGTGGTTCGACTGGGTCTACTAGATCTACTGCCGGCTCTGGATCCTTTCTTTGTTGCATTTCTCTGATCATGGCAGCAACCGCTTTGTTGTAGCTCAAATGCTGCTCAAATGACTGATTCGATTTCAGTAACATTTCTTTTGCTTGAGTCATATCTGCCTCTTTCGTAGGTATCTCATCGGCGAAGCCGTAAGCCTGGCACTGATGAGCTGTCAACCATGTCTCGCCATCAAGCAACTCAATTAGCTTATCCTCTGTTAACTTACCAGCGGACTTTTCCAGGTAAGCCTGCCTGTTGGACGCCATCATCACATCCAGATCGTCTGCCACTTTTCTATGTTCTTTTGCGTTTCCACAGGTACATGTCCACATATTATGGATCATCATCATAGTATTTGGTGGCATGATGACCTTATCCCCCGCCATCGCTATCAAAGATGCAACGCTGCAGGCAAATCCATCAATATGGACTATCTTTTGTGCCGGATGTCTTCGCAGTTGATTGTATATGGCTGTACCTTCATAGACACTGCCGCCATAGCTGTTGATGAAAATATTGATTTGTTTTACATCTGAATGCTTAGTGAGCTCGGATCTGAAATGATTGGCTGATGTCTCACTTTCAATCTCAACGTCATTCCACCAGTCATAGCTGTCTCCCTCCACGTAACCATAGATATACAAATCAAGCATATCGGGTTGTGCTGCCTGCCTGAACTCCCATAATCGTTTTGTTTGGTTATTGTTACTCTTCAATCGCATCACCTCTTTCCCACTTACAATTTCATCTACCTTTATGGCTCTATCGTCAACATAATGATCAGCGCTTATCTTTCTTGTGTCTGAGCCATACTGTTTGATGTTTTCCTCTAGATTTTCGTTGACAGCATCAAAATATATTCCCTTCTGATTGCACCAATCCAACGCTTCCTGCAACTTGTCATCTGTTCGACATGTCCACAGAATTATCTTGTGTCCCTCTTCAACAATCCTCTTTGTGTAGTCAATCACTTCCTGTATGGGACTACCTATCTCCGGATACTTGTTGACACATAAAGTACCGTCAAAATCGATTGCATATACTTTCTTCTCCATTATTCAAGCCTCCTAATGCAAATTCGCCAGCGCATCAACTACCACCTCCTTCAAATGGATTTAAAAAGTCTTCAATTTTCGAATAATTCTTTGTTATGAAGTGCTGCCAAGCCCACGGCTCATTGATTGGCGCATCTCCAACAGCAATCCGTATATCGTTGATACAAAATGCACCTGAGCTGATCAGCTTGTCTATCGAGCTGGCCACACTCAACAAATCAATATGTTTGATTGTCTTGGTGTCAATCTTTAGAAAAGTTCCTTCAGAAAATCCTTTGTATCCGGATCTCTTTCGGTTGATTTCCTCCTGCAGCATATCGCAAAGTGGATCGATGCAGAATGTCAGAAAGCTATCCACCGCATCCTTGCTCCCTGCTATGTCTCCTTTTAGCAACACTGGTGGTATTCCCAATGGGATGGCCGTCAGATCAAAGACATCATCTATCATTGCCTTGATATCCCTGGTCGTTTCGCTTGAATAAGCTTTAGATCCAAGCTCAGTAAATTTGTAGCCATCAAAAAGTGGCAGCACTGCGTTCTCGGCTTCAAAGAATTTCTTGAACCGCTCATTCATCAACTTTTCAAATGTCTCTTTAAAATTTGTTTTGCCCTGTGCCATTGAGCTTATTTCTACAGTCGCTTTTGTTCCCCTTGATTTCTTATATCCTTTCTGAGCATAACTGATCAGCTTACCGTAACTTTCGTACATGCCGTTTACCAGTTTCCTGACATCCTTGTTGTTTAATCTGAAATACATGACTTGGTTCATGTCAAATGACTTGTTAAAAACAAACCCGTTGACCGTCACTTGATTAAACTGGTAATCAAAAAGCGCATACTCCTTTTTATCGAAAGTATCCGCCACCAGCAATTGTCCGTTGTGCTCTATTATCAGGCATTCATTATCCTCATAAAGCTTTGAAATCCATTTTTGAATAAACTCAGATGAATTCTGATTCTTGTTCGGTTCAATATTGAATAGATAGTATTCCTGCGTTTTCACCTCCTCATGCTTTAAGTATGTTTTAAATTCGCACTTACTGATTGATCTCGATATAAGGCCGACTGCTGATTGGAATGCCAGATTTCTTATATACAATTCTGCTTGAAGATTAAAAAACTCATCTGAACCAATTTCAACTTCGATTGGCTGTCCATCGCTCAATCTTTTGGTAATCCATGTTAATAATCCCAAACCCTCACCTCCTTCTTAGTAGGTATAGACATCAACATCAGGTACATCCAGGCTATTATCTGGTAGCTCTGCTTCTATCGTCATGCTGGCGACAAATGCCATAAATGGATCTGTCTTTCTGCTCTTGGCTTCAATCTTTCCGTAATAGTAATTCCCTGTGTCCGAGCCTTGTTTTTTGCTTGATTTAATTTTTTTGGTGTTATTGGCAGCCCATCTGAGTGTTGGATTGTCTCCCCAAACAAAATTTTTATTGGCAAATCCACTATCAATCACCGGCACGATTTTCATAATGTCAGATGGCTGCACAAGCTTAACGTTTTTTTGTTCTTTCGCGCTGAAACCAATTTTTTCTAGAGCATTTGCCATTAATGCATATCGAAAGTTGTCCAAGCTTATTTTCATGATATTGTACAATGCACCTTTCTCCTGAATCCAATTTGTTAACAGTTCTGGATGTATTTCAACATCATCAACCAACGTGATCAATCCCTGATCAGCCCATTCTCTCCAAGGTGCCTTTATTCTCGGAAGATCACCCGATTGCAGGCATAACCATGAATGATTGATGTCAAACCTCAAGTCTCCATTTTTAAAATGCAGATTAACACTGGCAAAATCTGTGATCATTGAATAGTCCAGTCCAGCTACACAGTTCCATCCTGTCAAATCAGGGATTTCAATGTTGGTCGCTTTGATGTTTTCCCATGAAGTGACCTCTATTTCTTTATCGCCATCTGGTATGTTCATCCTTTTGGTCATGAAAGCGCTGAACTGAGATGGATTCACTTTCCAATCCTTATATTCCTTTTCCATCTCCTCCATCAGATCAGGCATATACGGCAGAGATGGGTTTGCTTTAGGCCATTTCTTCTTGTTATGGACTTCCTTCTTGTTGTCAAGCCGGCAGATAAAAGGCAGCATTCCGTTGTCCGGCATCTTTCCATCAAGTATTTCCTTAGCCTGGTCTTTCTTGTGATCCAGAGGTCCATCCCTAACATCGCCATCGGTCGTCAAAAAGGATCTTCTAGGATGCTTTTTCTTTCCAAGGCCTGTTGTGAAGACATTGATGTTGGCATAGTTCTCGTATTGATGAATCTCGTTGAAGATGACAGCGCCGGATCGCAAGCTGTCTTTCCCTTTTGGGCTATTTGTCCTGAACTTAATCTTTGATTTTGTTTTCAGGCTTATGATCTCTTCCTTGTTCCAGTAAAAGAATCTTTTCAACTTCTTGATGTTTTGAGGATCTTCCAAGACATTGTAAATATCTTCAAAAGGTCTCATTGCCTGGTCCTCGTTGTTGGCGCATATGTCGATATCATAGTGCTTGATGCCGTTATAGTGAGATATAAGACACTTGGAAACAAACGCTATGAACCCGTCTTTTCCTGTACCTCTTCCTGACAGAAGAAACAAATCAGGAAACCTGGGAACACCCTTATCTTTTTTATAAGTGCAAAGATGCAGCGCAAGCAGGAACTTCTCCCAATCGAACAGATCAAACGGAAAATACTTTTGCAGTCCAAGATAGTTTTCAAGCTGCTCATTGTCTGTATAGATGTCTTCATCTTTAAAGCATTTTCGGATTAAAGCAACAAGCTGATGCTGTTCCTTGCAGGCTTCCACTTCTTTGTTCTCCACCATCTCGATATATCTCAGAATATGAGGGTTGATGTTAGAGGTCATCTTCCTCACCACCATCTTGTGATGGCTTTATATCCAATTCTGCCAACAACCTTAGCATCTGCGCATTGATTTTCATGCGCTGGTCAACAGAATCATTTTTCTTGAAGCCACTTTGTCCACCACCATTGTTGTATTTAACACTCACGCCTCTAGTCCTGATATCTTCCACCAGCAAGCACTTTGTCACCCACATATCCATGTAATCATCAACCAAATCCTTGTAGTATTTTCCGAAAGTACCGTTTCTCTCCAGCTGATTTAACAAGTCTTGCTTGATATTCTGATAAGCATCTGAGGTAACGTATAAACCGTACTGTCTTGTATATTTATTCACCGCCACTTTTTCACCTCCTGATGGACTTTTCCAAATCCCTTTTGTATATAACCCTCCCGAGTCAGCGTACCAGAAATTAATATCCGATTTTATTCGACCGGGGGGATGTTTAGCCATTATTCATTCACCATCTCTCCTTTGTCAAAGGTTTCTTCTTAACCTTTTGTCTATAGTCATGCACCTCTTCATGACAATGATGACATAAAGGCACAAGATTTCTATATTCTTTACCCTGGTAGACATATGTTTTACTTAAAACTAGCTCAGGATGGTTTTTGACATATTGAACATGATGGACATGCGTGGCTTTCGTATAAAATCCTTTTTCCTTACATCGTTGGCATTCATATTTATTTTCTTTGAGTATCTCGTCTCTTAAATTAATCCATAATCTTGATGTATAAAACGCATGAATGTTATTATTATTAATTAATTCTCTGACCCAATTGCCTACCTCTTCATTGCTTAAAACGCTGAACCCACTCACCTGCCTTTACTCTAGCCCCCGCCCACATGACTTTTTAAGAGTATTTCTTCCCCTACAGCCTCAGCTGTCAACCTTATTAAATTGAAAATTCGCATAAAAAAACCCTGAAACATAGTCGTTTCAAGGCTTGTGATATCATGGACAAAAGAGCGTTGAGTTATACATAATACATATTGTGTTAAATTGTGTAGATGCCTGAGATATTTGGTAAATCAACACTTTCATAGATTTTCAAATATGAATTATACATCTGTAGATTGTGTTAAACTCAAATCAGATTAATGCATAAATTATTAGATCTTAAAGTTCTTGATAGCATCGTTGATGGCCTCTTGTTTGATGCCGATATACTTCAATGTGATAGATGGATGGTCATGATTATAGATATGCTGCAGCGTTACAATGTCATTTGTCTGCTTATAGAAGTGATAACCAAATGTCTTTCTCATTGTATGGCAGCCCATGTTGCTGATATTGAATACATCCGCAACGGATCTCAATATATTGTAAGCCTGGACTCTTCCCAAAGGCCTATTGATCCCTTCCCTGGATTTGATCAGATATTCTTTTATATTCTTGTCCTGGCAATACCTTTCCAGCTCTCTTCGCAGTACAGGATTGATCTCGAGTAGCTGCTGCTTGCCGGTCTTTCTTTCCCTGATTGAGATACACTTCTTCCGGTGAACATCTCTGACCCTGAGGTTCAGGATATCGGAGATCCTTAATCCAGTATAGATTCCAAGCAGAAACAGGATATAGTTTCTGTCATTACTCTCTTTGAGGTAATCTGAGATCCTATGCACTAATGTATTGTCACGTATTGGTTCCACGTAATTCATGTCATCACCCCAATAAAAAAGCACCTGGTTAGGTGCTCGACTTGTACTTATCTCTATGATTTTTTATTGACATTTTTATTAAATGTTCAATGTCTTTATTGATTTCTTTTAACTCGTCTATAATATCTTCTCCATGATACTTTAATTGATAGTATTCAATTGGATTTTCGAATAACCGATCACTAGGATACCTTAGATTCATATAAAACTCATGCGAAGTGTTAATACTATTAATTTCACAATATGCTTTGATAAAACTAATCTTAGTTGGCAATTCAATATATTTTGCAAGTATTTTCGACAATTCATATGGATCGTTTTCGAAATCTAAAAGAAGTTCATCAATACTATGTTTTAGTTCAGGCTTTTTCCCAAGCAAAAGCATTAAACCCTTTATATATAGTTCTAATCCATGATATAAATTAAAAAGTAAAGGAACCATAATATTAAAATCACTGTACTCTGTTTTTTTATCATGCTCTTTATGAATATTAACTTCTTTTGTATAGTTTGACACCAACACACAAGCATTTTCGTTTTTAATCATTTCGCCTATTAGATTGGCAGATAACTGCAAATATTTATGACTCAAATCTAAAAAATGAAGACTTTGTTTTTTGTAATCTGTTTCCATTTATGCCTCACAGAGTTTTTTATTTATCTAATACATTTTAAGTTATATGCTGTGGACTGTCAACTGAGCAAAACTCAATATGAATTTATGTTGTAATAACGAAAAGAAGCAGCCTCAGCTGCTCCCTCATATAATTCTACTATTCCATAGTAACACATGTTTTGTCCGATTTAGTCCGGACTTTTAATTTTCTTAGAAATTTTTTTCATGGTGTTGTTATAGATTACAAACCCCTGGCTTTTCTGATAACCAACCTTTGGCCATATCATATCCCAATTCCTGTATTTCTTAAAATATCTTAACTCAATAATCTTCTTCTCTGGATAATCCAGTTCCAGAAGGACGTTGCATATCTCTCTGTGAATAGAATTCAATTCAACTATCTTGCTTGAGATCTTCTCGATATCCTGGTCATAGCAGCTAAATATCTTTTCAACCTGCATGTATGTTGGATCCGATACCGCGCCTGATCCAGGCATCCCACTTAGCTTGCTGGTGATGGTGACATTGTACTTGTTGTCCAGTATGCCAATCAACTGATCATTTAGGTTTTTAATTTCTTCCCCGATGTGAGGATAAAGGCTCAGCTTCTGCTCAATATTCATCCAGTCCTCCTTTAGAATGGTATATCATCATCGTCTGCCGGTATAAAGATATCGTCATCGTTATCTCTAGCTTTCGGACTTGATCCAATAAACTCTACTCGTTGCGCTATAATCTCGGTATAATACTTGTTCTCTCCATCGTTACCGACATACATCCGATTTGCCAATCTACCCTGGACGGCTGCCTGCTTTCCTTTACTCAGATAATTTGAGCAGTTTTCAGCTGACTTGCCATAGACAACTATCCGGATGAAGTCAGCTGTCGGTTTGTTGTTTTTCTCCATTTCTTGTTTCTTATCCTTGCTGTAGTTTTTGTCAACAGCCAAGGTAAAGTTTGCTACCGCCTGGCCTGTTGTTGCCATGAATCTCAGATCAGGATCTTTTGTCAATCTTCCAATTAATATCACATTGTTCATTGTCAGTTTCCCCCTTATCTCTACATTTTCTACATCTTGCTCCCATCACGCCACCTCGTATTTTATGACATCCTCTGAGGTAATCACTGCCAGGCATTCTCTCCCCGGCACATCTATCCACAGCTCAGTTTTCTTCTTATACCTCACATTGACTATTGTTCCCTTTACATTAACCCCATCCAACTTGAAGGTTACTATCTTACCCATTAACGCTGTCCTATCCATCATTCCTCCTCACTCCACACCACAACAAAATCTGACTTTTCATATCCCTGGTCTTCAAATAACTCTTCTATCCGTTTCACTTCTTCTCTTATGTCACTGTCGCCTTTGTAGATGGCATAAACCTTTATCTTTTTCATCACTCCACCTCTCTCATCATCGACCTGAACTTCTGACGGTTATTCGTCCAATGCCTGTTTTTATACAACCATTTGATACATCTGTAATAATACTTGAGCTTTTTCATGGCGTTACCTCATTTTTCTCAAATTCTATAACCCACACCCACGGATTGGCATCCCATCCGTATTGTTCAATGTCTTTCTTCTTGATGGTTGAGTTCCAAAGACTTTTAAACCAAATATCCCTATATATTTGTTTGAACTCAGGAATATGTTCTTCCCATGTGAGAGTTTTTGCAATTCTTCCACCCTCTTTCCATGCGTCAAACGGTGTCATATCTTGTAATCTTTCAACCTTTAGATCAGTGACTCTAAGAAATAATCTTGCTACTTCTCTTGGCATATGGATCGATGGTATCTAATAATTATACTCATCTCTAAATACGTTCTTGCAGTCAGCTTTGTAGATGTAACCTCCAAAATCTATCCCGGTGTATCCATCCATATTTTTTTTAAATGTTTCTCTGACATATAGAACTTCATCAACCTGGTATTTAGGCTTAACCCACTCTTTATTATCAACCCAAAACGCAACAGGAACCCTGTTTCTTTCGTCTTTAGTTATTGTTATAGGTTGTGGCTTTACTAGTCTTCTTGTAACTGTTTTTTTGCCGTCTAAAATCGCTCTGATCATCTCAGTATTAAATAGTATCGGTTTCATCACTTAGCTCCTTTCCGGACTTTTCTCTTTAACTCATACCCTTTAACTCTTATCCTGGTGATCAGCACGCCTGTCTTTGTAAATTCACTGTTTTCGCTTCTCAGGTTACTCCTGGTAAGCTGCAGCGACTCTGCCATACTGATGAGTTCTAAGTTATCAATGCGAATGTTCTGCTTGTCCCCATCAAGAAATGTTACAACATGCTTATCCGGTATCGGTCCATTATGTTCTTCCCAAACCATCCTTGATTTGTGATTCCAAACATTAGGCTCTTCGGTTTTTACCAGGACATAGCCATCGACATCGATTCTCTCACTGCCAACCGGCTTGTGGTTGGCTGGTAGATGCCCTTCCTTGAACCAACCTTTTTCTGATCCTGGAGCTGAATAGCCCTTTTGACCTTTATTTTGTGGAACGTGACCTTTCTTGAACCTCGTATTGATCCCGCTGACAACCTGATTGTTTTTGTAAAAAGACATGATTTGCTTGTGAGTGTAGTTTTTGTTAAATAGATTATTAAGCCTTTGGGTCATTTCTTTCGTGCCTACACCTTCAGCATTTTCTTTGATGTACTGCCTAACTTCGCTTGGATACAGTTTAGTCTCAGTTGCTGGCTTCCTTCCTTTTCCGGTACCACTGTTTAATCTGTAGTTTGCTTTAAAGCTTTTCATAGATTTCGATGTGAAGCTGGTGCCAAATTTTGAATTTACCAGTTCAGCCAGATCAGATGTTTTGGTGCCTTTGACATTATCTGCAATAAATTTCTTAATCTCTTTAGAATACCCGATAGCCATTATTTCGACTCCAACATCGGTGGCAATGGCAATGATTGCTTGGGCGTTTCTATACCGTACTCATTCAGATGCTTCATAGTCTTAAATGCCAGCTCTCCATTCTTGATTATTGTTTCAGCTACTGCTGTGACAGCATGGCTTCTCTTTATCTCTTTTTGCATCTCTTCTTCTGTGGCATCATCGTCAAACAATCTTTCAATCGTTTCAAACAGGTAGTTATTTAAATCTGTAAGAGTATTCTTCATTGTTCCACCTCCAGTAATGGCCTATAGATAGGTTCAATTTCGTACTGTTTAGTGATGCGATAACCGTTTTTTGTTTTGACCACTTTACAGTAATCTTTTGTAAAGATTCCAGTATCCCATATTCTAAATATTTTCCTTGCATCTAATATCAATTCAAACACCTTATCAATATTTATCTTATCGTCATACAATATGACTTGCGTTTTATATCCCATCACTCCACCCCCTCTTTTCTCAACTTTTCGCAAGGGGCACAATCATATCCTCTTAACATAGCCTCATACATAAATCCCTCAGAAAATCCATCCCAATCTTGGCAACCATCACAACCAAAACAATGATTTTCCAAACCTTGACCGCATGTGTCATGCAGGTAGGTAGTATATATGCCTTCATCTACCGATGTCCATGCGTAGGCTTTTTGTCCTTTTTCTATGGTGCCTCTGCAGGCAAAACAGGTATGTATTTTTCTTGTTTTTGTTATTTTTTTAAGGCTTATAAATTCTGACATCACCCCACCTCCATAAACAACTCATGTGTTCCGTTTTTCATTGCCAACTCTTCATCGGACATTTGATAACCAAGTTTTTCAAGCAGATCATAGCATTGATTTAGAGTTTCATTCTCTTCATATTGATTTCGCCAGCCATAATAGCTTTGTCTCTTGGAATCAAATGTTAAATAAATTGCAATAAGCAAGTGTAGTGCCGGTTGAGCTAAGACGTGCTCTGATATATCTTCAAA